CTCGGTGCAGCTCGAGATTGAATAAGCTATCGAGTATCTGATTATCTCCATACCACTGGAATTCGGTTGAGGCACTTTCAGAAATAGTTGTATACCCATCGCTCCAGTTAATCAACCCTTCAACTTGATTGTTTGATGGTGTATCGATGTATGTATAGAAATTATAATAGGTTGTTAGCGGTGTTTTAAGACTAATGCTCGTAAGCGAATTGAGCGTATATGATGATAATGCACCAATTGCCTTTGGATAAAATAATTCATATTTTGTATTATTACTCTGTAGATATTCAATTACTATTGGCGTCCCGGCCGTAATAGTACTGGACATTGTTAATTTCGCACCAAGATTGTCTGTGCGGTCTTTGCCACAAACCTTACACACATCACCACAGCAATTCGAGCAACCAAAATTCTGATTGCATGGGCATTTTGCACCCCACACTTTTTTACGTGGACATGATGCTATATCCATTACTCTTGCGAGTCTTGAAGGATATGACAATCCAAAATCGTCAACGGGCATGTCTACTTGTTTCGCTAGACTTAAAAACTGTTGTAAGTTTGCTGTGTCTACATCGTGATGATTTTTGGCAAAATTTGATATTTTTTCCATGACCTTTTGGCCTGGATTTTCGGTATCGTCTGGAGTATCGCCAAGCAATACGCCAAGATAATTGTCAAAGAAATTTGTACTATTTTTGAGCACAGGTGCGTTGACGAAATCATTCATCAGGCATTTGAAATTTTCGCTTTCATTGAAGCGACGAAAGCTGTTGTATGATAATGGTTTTACGTCAAAATATGGAGAGTATGCAACAAAGTTCAACGTCGAATTAATTTTCTGTGGTGCGAAGTATACCGATGAAAACGAATTATAATTGACATCAAAAACTGCAGATGCCTGAATCCGAACATTCGATGCTGATAACAGAGTTTTTGCTATATTTCGTGTATACCCTCCTCTGTAGGTGTAACCATCATCGTCATATTTTTTAATTTGATTATTTGGTTCTTTGAATGTGAAATTTGATGTGATGTCTGTCGAACCACTTAGCACTTTAATGGTGACATTAATCGGTGTCACATCATATGGTAGAAACTTGACAATTCCTTGAGCACCATTAAGTGCGACAACATAAGGAATATTGCCGCCTTGCCAGTAAAACGGATTGTGTGTATTAATGCCGTCGATCGTTACGTTTATGCCTGTTACTGAATTTGCAGATAGAAACACTAATGTATTTGCTGTCACTCTACTATTTGTTGTATCACTAACATACTTTGATGCGATGATTCTAGTACCCGCCGTTACACTAGGCAAGTCATCACAAAACTTCGCTGTAACGGTAGCCGTAGTACCAATAAACGTATAATTAGAATCGGTGACGATACCCGACGCACTCGAATAAAAGACACTCGTTGGTGTGACTTCGATTCTTTTAACTGGAGTACCATCTTCGTCAGTAAATTTCCAAGTTGCGTTTAAATGCGACCATAATGTACCATCAAAATCATATGGTGCTGAATATGAATTTGCTGCATATAGGTCAATAGTATATGGTCCTGGTGAATTGGATGTTACGCTGATTGTTAGTGGTATAGCTATCCCTGCAGTGCCCGTCACTGACGGTGTCTTGAATGATATACTTTCTGGCAAATAATTAAAGACAGATAATGTTGTAGATGTTACTGTATCATTTTCGAGTAGCGTTACTTTATATACTCCTGGCTCCGAATAGGTTTTGCGATATGCGTTGTTTGGGCTAGAAGCAATAGTACCATCACCGAGAGACCAATTGGTCTTGCCTGAACTATCAGAGGAAAGGGTAAATTGGGTTATGGCTGCATATCCCGTTAACGCTGGTGTTATTGCTACAGTTGACATGATTAGTATTGAATAGCTCTAGATAGATTCGATGCAGTTTCGTTGATTCGAATTTTTGTTGATACGCCTGATTGGAAATATCCAAATTCAAAAAATTCCAAATTAAGTCTTGAAGTCACAAAGCGAGGCAATCCGTAAACCATTGACCAGGCGACCAAGCCAAGACCTTCTACTGAAATATTAGGATTGTCTGTTCTTTGTGTACGAATGCTCCCTACGCCAGGCACTGCCAGTATTTGATTATTGAGATCATATATGTCAATCGATTTACCGAGCTTCATATTTTTCCTTGCAAAATAGTCCTCGATGATGGCGGTAATGCCATTGATTATTGATGCATTGCTCACTCTTACATCTGGATTTTTATTTACAACTATTTCTGATGTGCCGATATCACTCATGGTAATATCCTGGCCATATAGTGGCACCCCGACATCGAAAGTGATATAGATCGGGTCAGCCATAACAGGCTCGACTGTATGTACCTTAATTTTCGAGTTTTGAATCGTGTTTAATACGAGTCTTTTTTGAGCCGGTGTAAGATATGAAGTATACGACGAACCAGTAATCTGACGTGGTACTGCGAAGATATACGCGTTGTTAAAGTTGCAAGCGTCTGCGAACATTACTTGATTGAATAGAACGCGACTTTCTCTCGATGGATCCAATACACCATACTCATAAATTCTCTTCATGTATGAATTGACAAATGTGTCGTTATCAACTACTACTGCATCTTGTAAAATGTTATAAAAGTTAGTATTGACATATGTTGTGAAGTCATCTTGAGTTACCAGACGATATTGCGAACGGTATGCTTTAGGTGCATTCTTGCGGATTTGGTCTACTGTCTCTGGTTCGCTAGAATAGGTAGATGGGTATGCATTATCAAACAGCAATCCTGTGTAAAGGGAATCACTTAAAACCGAATTGGTTTGCAATGTGCTCGAAAGAATGCTTTGGTAATTTTTTGAATTAAAAGGAACTAATCTACCGTCACCCAACGCCAATGCTCCCACTTCTCCTTCTTGACCTAATGTCGACAAATATATGATAGCGATTTTATCACCGCTATTCAATTGAACGCCATTTACCCCATCACCAAATTTTAATTCATACCTTTCATTTTCATTAAAACGAATTTCGTATTTTTTCGAGTTGGTGTTTTCTAGGTACAAGGAAGGAGTTTGTTCCCATAATGTCCACTGAGTTGTTCCTGATTGCTGTACGTATACGTGGATGTTAAAATGATCAACCTTAGTACCTGAGTCTGTTATTAGATAAACAATTTCATTAGCTTCCCCTGTTGCCTCGATAGTAGGATGTTCTCTGAATTTGCCTTGATAGAGTAACTGCTGCACAGATGGCTCTTCAAGAAATTCGAACCCAGATACGCTTTTGACAAAGCTTACATCTTTGGTAAATGAGTAATGTATATCACCTACAACATTGATATATGAATATCTTGGAATGGTGTATGCGCCAACGGGAATTGATGGGTTTGCACTCAGACTAAATCCAAGATTGGCACTATGATAACCTTGAGGATTGTAATCATTTAGCTTGACAATTCTATTCATGTTTTCATAAATGTCTGCTTCTGAAAACATGCCTTCTGTGGATGTTCTATTAAGATAAAACAACAACGAGCCAAATGCCATTGAGATGAAATCATTCAGCACAGCAAGGTTTGATCCTTCATGGTTCTGTTGGGTGAATAATCCAGATTCGTTAAGACGTTTCTTAAAAAGGTCTTTTAGGGAAACTGGATCAAATGCTGCGTAGCTATCACTCTTTAGTGGTAAAATAGCATCTCTTTGGATAATATTACTCATTGTAGTTATTTATTGAAAAAGTAAACCCCATCTTGTGTTGAAATGGTACCAAATAAGGTTATTTCTTTACTAAGCATTCGGACCTGAAATATTATGGTGATTTCGAATTGACTCGCCTCGATATTTGGATAGATGGAAACTTTTACAAGTCGAACTAATGGACCTTTCGTGGAAGCATCGCTAAGGTCATCAATACTGTTTTTGATGTAATGGCCTATTTCAGACGCTACTCGATCTGTTATAGGCTCAAATGTGTATTTCTTAAGATTCAATCCAAAATTTGGATACAGGTAAAGATCCCCAGGAGCACATGTAAATAAGTTCTTCAAGTACTCAATCACAGCCTCTTCGTCTGTGGCGATAGCGATATCAACATCATTAACCATCGACTGATCAAAATATAATGGATTACCTACTTTGGATTGCATTAGATCCAGTTTGATATCCACGTACTTATTGGA